CCCTGACTCAAGCGGCTTAGGCTCTGTATCAGGTGGTGGAATTAACAGTGCATCAATATTGTCTACGCCTAACGCCGCATACATTCTTCTGTAAGCTTCGTAGGTTCCATTTGGACCATGTATTTGCGGATTGGATTGAACCAACTGCATCATCTCTTGAGCCATAATAATTCGTTGGCTGGTAGAGAAAATATCTGGGTTAGAAACTGGGAAGACGTCTACCCTTTCATCAAAGTCAGTTTGCTTAATTTGTTTGTTGCCACCTGATACCGCATATGGATAAACAGGAGGTAAGCTTTGAGAGAAGATAGTTGCTAACAAGTTAAATTCTTTCTTTTGACCTGAGTGCAAACGTTTATGAATGGCAGACAAAACTTTAGTTGATCTTTCTAGTAGGGCTAAAGTGGTTCCAACAGGGGCTGCAGAGTTGCCTTCGCCCACGTTGATTTCGGCAATAGACGCAAAGCGCTGGCCGCCTTGAACCAATAATCCTAATAAAGACAATAAAGTTTGACTTGGTTCTTTAAATGGCAAAGGCTGAATGGCATCTCGCAAACTTCCTGCGGGTGCATCCACGTCTCTAAACTCACCAGGTTGAATTGGCGTGTCTTCGTCTCTAATACGAATTCCTCTGGTCTTGAAACCAGCAGGCAAATTAGCCAGAGTCCCAGCATCAATTAATTGTCTTAAAATTGAAGTTGAAGCTCTGGATAAGCCACCTATCATATGGGTCAAACCAAAACCGTAAAAGCCTAGACCTGGCAAAAATTTAAAGTGAACAAAGTATTCAATTTTTTTCTTGGTTGGATCGTCTTCTGCGTAGTTCCTGCGGATAGCTAAAATGTTTTCTGAGTTGGCATCAATCGTTACAATATAAGGCAGTTTGACCTCAGTCTCTTCGCCATCTTCAAAACGATCTTCAAAGCCTTCTAAGTCTAAGTTGCAATGAACTTCGTAGAGATTGCACACATCGCCTGTATCGTAGGATGGCGCCATACCTTCTAGCTTTTCTAATTCATCATTTAAACTTGAATCAGTTAAAGGGCTGTCGTTGCTGTTAATTTTAACGTTTCTGTAAAAACCAATAGACTGAAGTTTCTTGACTTCGTTCTCTGGCATTTTAATCACGTGAGTGATTCGCGGGCAGGACTCTAAATCGGTTGTATAGTAAGGAACAATCAAATCTTCAGGAGCAACAAACTTAGAAACAGCTCGCTCTAAAGATTCATCGTAGTAAACTTTTTTAAACGCACTACCTGCAATTGGTAGATAGAACAACATTTGATCTAACTCTTCGTCGTACTCTTGCATCACCTGAGTGATTTGATAGTTCATAAATTCTTTAACGCGTTGAGCTTGTTCTTCAACAGCAGAACTGTATTCACCTACGACTTGAGTTTTAACTGGGCCTTGAGCTGGAAGTAATTCTTTGTAAGCCTGGGCTTGGAACTGGGTAACAGATTCGCCAAGCAACGGGTGGATCACACTTGACGCACCCTCGAAAGGTTCTGAACGACCTTCCTCTATTTTCATCCCTAAATATTTTAAACCATCGGTATAAGTTTTTTCCCAATCGCCTCTGGCTGACTTGTCGTTTTCAATTGCCGCAGTCAACTCAATATAAATTTTATCTAACTCGCTGTCTGAAACAACTTCAGCTAAATTTTCCCCAAAGCCTAGCGTTGGAACTTCTTGTTCTATTTCGCCTAAGATGACAGACCCATCTTCTTGATACTGAACCCCTTCTTCGTCAAGACCTGATAAGATTTCAATAATTTCACTATCAAGATCTTCGGTTGATCTCTCGGTTGTCATATCTTGAAACTCTTCTCCTTCTTGAGCTGGATCGGGTGTTTGTCTTTCAATTGCCATTAGTAATAAACCCTTTGTCTTGGTTCTCTTTCATCATCTTCATAGTCACTTCTTAGATTGACAAAACCTCCTTCTCGGAATCTCATCAACGCCTGAGTCATAGTATCACATAAATCATCGTGAGCTCCAAATGGAAATGCTGCACATTCTTCGATCATATCTTCGGCAAAAGCTCTCTGAGGAGCATATACCATACCTGATTCAAAGATAGGAGCAACGGCGTGCATCCGAGTGTTTTTGTCATGGCCACGAGTCGGCGAGTAGTTAACAACAGGAATACCCATTCGTCTAAGTTCTTGGGTCAAGGGTGTACCAGAAGCTTTTGCTTCAATTAGCACCATATCGGTATCCCAATAACGGTACTCACGCATCGCTATTTCTTTAAGTTCTGGAAAATCCCAACGCCCTTTCTGGGCATCTAACAGTATGACGCAATCGGGCTCATCGTCGCTGGGTTTAAACACACCCCAAGTGGAGATGGCTGAGTAATCCGCTGATTGTTTTTTAGAGAAAGCGGTATCGTAGGATTGCATGATGTATTTAACGGACGGCAAAGAATCACGCGTCCATCTGCGCCACCAGTCTCGTTTAATAATCGAGCCTTCTTCAGCGGTAGGATTCTGCATCCACTGAGCGTTCCATTTACCTCCAGGCAAAGACGCTTTAACTTTAAGCAATTCATCCAACGCCCAATACTCGGGCCAAAGCGGTTTCTCTGTATCTGGAAAAATAGCAGGGAACTCTATCACTTCCCACTGGTCAGCCAAAGGTTCTTTCTGCGCCTCCAGTAATTTAGCGGTTAGGTCGATAGAAGACCAACGGGTCATAACAATAACAATCGCACCTTTTGGTTGTAAACGCTGACGAGGTCCAGAGGTGTACCATTCATACGCAGACTCTAACGCGGTCGGGGATAGGGCATCCTGTTCAGAATGCGGATCGTCGATTATAAGTAGATCCGCACCCCGTCCAGTTACAGCTCCACCCACACCCGCTGCAAAGTATTCGCCCCCTTTATTGGTTTCCCAGCGCCCTGCTGATTTATTGTCAGCCTGCAGATTGACGCCAGGAAAAACTTGTTTGTACTCTGCTTGATCCATCAAGTTACGAACCTTACGACCAAACCTAACGGCGAGCTCACCCGTATGGGTGGTCTCCATTATTTTCATTTTAGGTTTAAGTCCCATCATCCAAGACGGGAAGTAGGTGGATGCAAATTCTGATTTGGTATGTCGAGGCGGCATGTTAACGATCAGACGATTAATCTCACCCCTAGCCACTTGTTCTAGCTTCTCAGCAAAGATCTGATGATGACGGCCGCAAACGAACTCGGGCCACATGTGGTTGACGTAGCTTAGAAAAGATTCTTGGCACTCGTCTTGCGTTGAGTAACCGTCTTGCTTTTCTAAAAGCAGCAGGGCCTCTTTGAGTTCAGCCTCTGTAAGTTTGGAAAAATCCATATGTTATAGATTATATTGTTTTTTTAATATTGCCAATAAGTCTGTATCTAGTTTTTCTACACCTTGCAATTGGTCAAGCTCTTTTTGAATTGATGTTGAAGAGTTGTAAGGAATTCCTTTTCTAAGTTTTGCTGCGTCTGATAAATCACCCAGAGCAGAGCCTGACTTTTCTAAACTTTCTGCTTGCCGCATCTTGTCAAAGTATTTTTTTAATATTTTTATTTTTTTAAGTTTTTGTTCTGGAGAAAGGACAGTCATTGCCATTTTAAAAACAGAGGTTTCTCCTATTGGTTTAATACCCACTTCAGACATCAGGGACTGAATATCGTTGGGTTTGATTGAGCCTACGTCCGCAGGCTTTTGCAACATATCAAGTGCCGCTTGCAGATTGTTGGCTGCACCACCTATTGCTTTTTTCATTACATTGTCCGCATCTGCGGTATCAGCATCCCCGAAGGTCCTGGCTG